TATCACCAGCTCCAGGTGTATTATCAATACCCTTACGAGTTGCTGTCATTGATTTAGTAAATTCTTCTAGTTTAAAATGTTTAGATAGTTGCATAGATAATTTTTACCTTTAGTTTCTTTTGTTCCATAGTTGCTTGGCGGTTGATAAGAGATCCTTTAGCATTTCTCTTATAGCCATCACTAGGGATGTAATCTTTTTTTCTATAGTTTTTAGTTTTAACATCATAAGCAGTATACTCACAAGTAGACATATTTAAAGTAACAATATCTATAGGTCCTAGTCCTCCAAGGGGTGTAAATACAAGGATATTTGGGTCTTTGGCAAGGTCAAGTTGTGCTGCAAGTTCATTAACAAGTCCTGTAACCGCTTTCTTTCTTCTAGCCATGTAAACATCCTATTAAATATTAAAGTTTTTCAAACAAAATAATTATAATTGTAAACATACCACCAATAAGAGCTGACATAGCATAGTATAAGTGTTTCTTTATATCTTTAATCTCTGATTCTATGTTGTTAATTTTTTGATGAGTTTGCTTTTGCATAATACGACAAAGTTTTTCGTGTGATTCTATTCTTTCTAGTGCAGAGTTTTTAGGCATCTTATACTTTTTCTCCCATTTCTTTACACTCAAATTTTATAGCAAGTTTTTCCTCTTCTATTTTATCACCATATAATTCTTTTAAAGTATTATGTGAAGATTTATATCCTTGTAAAATACAATCTTTATATGAATTAAACTCTAATGGTACTACATGAGTTGCTGTGCAAATAGGTGTAGCACTATTAAGAAAACTACATACATGTAATAATAATACAAATTTCATAATTACCTCGCTGTTGTTGGTATTCCTGTTGATGTTACAAATGGGGATTCTGCAAATGCCATGTAGATAAATGATGAACCTGAATTGTTTGAATTACTTGCAGTTCCTCTTGCTTTAAATCCATTACTTAATAAATCAAAAGAATCTGCTGTTGTTGATAATTCAACACTAGAATCATTAGGATTTAATCTATTAACTGATAAATTAGATGGACTTCTTGCAGAATCGTGAATTTGCCAATTAGTAAAATTATCTGATGAACATTTATATAAAACAAAAGCTGGTTTAAATCCTGTGTAAATAAATGTTCCATCAGAATTTCCGTTTCCAACAAAACTTGAAAATTTTGAGTAGCCTTTGATTGGTGTCATGCAATAGGCAATCATATTATCTGTACCACTAGCATTAACTCCACCATCTGTATCAACAGTAAAAACAGTAGATGTTGGTTCAGTATCATTAAATTCATCTGAAGCAGTTATTTTTGCTGAACTAGAATCTAATCTCATATATACAGTTGCACCTAAAGGTTTATGATAAGATGCCCAGGCACCATTAGCATCTAATCTTTTAAAAAAAATAGCATGAGGCACTGCACCTAATCCATGAGCTACTGTACCTAAACTTCCTGTACCACTAAATCTAATTATTGAAAATCCAGCAGTAGTAGATACACTTCCAGCACTATCAATACTTCCTATTCCTGTTGCACTTGCGTCATTTGAAAATGAAGTTCCAGCTTTCCAGTTCCATGCTACAAATGTATCACTAGCTTTGTTAAAACCATCTTCACTTCCAACTGTAAATCCATCAGAACCAAAAGCAGTTAGACCATTTGAAAATGTTTGTTCAGCACTATTTTCATTTGTTATTATAGTTTTAGTTACTCCTCTAATAACATCTGTCAGCATATGACCACCAGCAGAGTTTCTTCTTTTAATCCAAACCCAATCAGGTTGCATATTTTCAGAACCATCTAAAGTAATAGATTGTGTTCCACCATTTCCAGTATATATTTTTGCCTGGAAATAAAGTTCTGGGTTATCTAAGCCATTAGTGTAACTCATTATCCAAACTCCGCTAGGTTTTTTGAATTTAGTGCATAAAAATTTTCAGTTCCATATTCAAAGTTTCCATAACCATTAGGATCAGAATTTCCAGAAGAAATAGAAAATTGAGGAGAACCAAAATTTGCTGACCAAGCAGTAGCACCTGAACCATAAGTATCTGAAACTGCAAAAAACCAAAAATCTTCATCAGTTAAATTAGATGGTAAAGAATATCCATTACTACCAGCAGATGGATCAGCACTATTTTGCCAAGTTCCATTTACTGAAAAATAAATTTTTCTATTATCTAAATCTAATGCTACACCAATAATATCAGTGTTAGAATATGTGCTATATGTGGCAACATCAGAATTATTTACATATAAACTTCCTGTAACTCCATCATAACCAATACCATTTGTATTAGTTGTTTGTTGGTGCTGATCTCCTTGAACAAATTTTTGTGCACAACCTACTGACATTCTATCTCCATTAGTTGTACCTTTAACTTCAAAATACCATTTACCTGATGAAGCACCAATAGATGAGTAAGTTGTTTCATTTCCTGAAACACCAGTAAATACAAGATTACCCTCTGATAAAGCACCTCTTGTTAATGGTTTTACACCATTCCAAGTAGCAAAATTATTTGTGCAAGTATCAGTAGATTGATCTGTTGCTGTAATATTATTTTCTGTCCAATCATTACCATTTCCACTTTCATCATCACCTAAATCTGCACTATCTGCAAAATCTAAATAAAATCCATTTGTACCAAAAGTTACATCATCTTTAAAATCTTTTGGTTTCCATATTCCACTATCACTATCAAATTCTCCAAATGATGTTGCATCTAGTTGTGTACCATCAACAAATGCTACTTCACAAAGATACCCATCTACATAATAAGAATTTGTTTTCCAATTACCAATTATGTGAAGATCATTAATATTTATAGCACCTTCAAAATTTTGTGTTGGATAACCTAAAGCACTTTCATTCATAGTTATTTGTGAGCCATTTACATAAACTTTTAATCTATTGGTTTCTGTACTTTGTGTAGTGTCTTTTGCAACAACGATATGATACCATGCTGATACATCTCTAAAAACTTGTGAACTTATTAATTTATAATCTGAACCAGATATATCATGATGATACAAAAATTTATCATCTGCATCAAAATAAAAAATTTCAGGATAACCACCATCTGAACCATCAAATAAAGTTTGTATGTTTCCTAAACCACTTCTTTTAACCCAACCACTCCAAGTCCAAGTTCTTCTATTTGACGCACTTGATGGTGTTCTTGTAAAGTTTGCACTATCTCCTCTATTAAGTCTGACAGAGTTATCTACATCATAACCTGTGTCTTTTATGGAGTTAGTTCCAAGTATTAGTGGCATTAAATCTCCTCTGGAAATTCAGCTAATGGTCTTGATTGTACACCACCTGTTGTAGTGTAAGTGTATAAAGTTTCTAATTCTTGAACAGTAGTACAAGCATCTATTTGAGTTTCCATTTCATTTGATTTACTTCTAACATTTGCTCGATATGTTTTAATATTATTTGGTATTGTATATGTTTCATCATCAAATGCTTTGTGATTATGCCAATCTGTTTTTTCTAATAATCCTGATGCTTGTTGTTTTATAATTCTTTTCTTGTCAGTTTTTAAACCATAATTAATTAGCTGTACCCCATTATCATCTAATACAGGATCGCCATTTTCATCTACTGCGTTTTCATCTTCTAATCTTTTAGCAGTTGCAGTTCCCCATGATCTTGTAACTTGGTTGTCTGCATAATTATATTCTTCATTTGTGTTTATGTAATATGCTTCGTCTTTAAAATTAGATGAATCAGTTACTACTTCATAAATACCTATGGCATTTAATTCAGAAGCTGACCATACAGAAAATATTTTAGCTGGGTATCTTACATCACCAATTACTAAAGATTTAGGATTTGTAATTAATTTTGTTATCTCATTGTTTTCTACTAATGCGTACATATTTTAACTCTCACTTAAATTTAATGTTCTACCTACTTCTTGCCATACAGCACCATTATATCTAAATACCAATATATCTGTCTTACCATCTGTTGAAGTAAATGTTGGTGCAGTTGATGCTGCAAATTCAAATACTGTGTTGAAAGCAATAGTGTGTGAACCATTGTAATTAATTTCTAAACAAATAAATGAACCTTCTGTGTTATTTGTTGGTGCAGAAAAAGTTGTATTTTCTGTTGTTAAATGAAATGCGTTTGGTTTTGCTTGTGTGTCCCAAGCAACTGCGTTTGAAGATGATGTTAATGCTTGTTGAGGAATGTAAGCTAGATCGTTAAATTTAATTGTTCCTGTACCTTTTGTTGAAAATTCTAAACCAACATTTGTATCACCTCCTGATGCAGCAATCGCAGGGTTATTACCTGTTGCAGCATTAGTTACTTCTAATTCATTAACTGCTGAAGCTGTTGTTTGAAATATAATTTGTTCTGCTCCATTAGCATCTGCAATAAAACCTGCATCTGCAATCTTTGGAGCTGTTAAAGTTTTGTTTGTAAGTGTATCTGTAGATACTAAAGATACTAAAGTTGAACTAGCACCAGCAGGTAATAACATTTCATTTGTAACAGCAGCAGAGTGAGGTTGAGATTTTACAATTTGACCATGTGAATTAGATTCACAATTTAATTGTATAGCACCTGCATTTGTATTACCTCTAACAGTTACATGACCTGTTCCTTTTGCTAATAAATCTAAATCAATATTACTATCGCCACCAGTTGCTGATAAAGTTGGACTACCACCTGTTGCAGCATTGGCTACTGTAAATTCGTTTACCGCTGAACCAGTTGCTGTTAATTTAGCTAATTCATTACCATTAGTATCTAAAATAGAAGTACCAATTTTAGGAGTAGTTAAAGTTTTGTTTGTTAAAGTTTGTGTACCAGAAAGTGTGATAAATCCAGTTGTATCTACAGCAGCATTTTGCCAAGCAGAACCTGTATAAACACGAAGTAAATCATCTGTAGTATTAAAGTAAAGCATACCTGCTGCTAAAGCATCACCATCATTATCTGTAGATGGATCAGAAGATTTAGAACCTAAATAAATATCATCAAAAGCATCAGCGGAGTTAGCAGCATCTGTAGCAGAACTTGCGGCAGCAGTAGCCGAGTTAGCTGCGGCAGTAGCTGAAGAAGCTGAAGCGGTTGCAGAGTTTCCAGAGGTTGTGGCAGAGGAAGCTGAAGCGGTAGCTGAAGTAGCAGAAGCTGTGGCACTTGTAGCAGCAGCAGTTGCTGAAGTTGCAGCTGACACTGCGTCTACCAAAAGTTCAAAGTGATCTGTATCTGTTAAAGAATCTCCAACAACACTATCTGCTACACAAATATAAATGTTGTTAAGTTGAGCTGCTGTTGTTGATTTAATAATATCTCTTTGTACATAAGCTGCTGTAGTAACAGTAGCATCAGTTCCTTTAAATGTACCTAGTTCTTGTGTTACTGAAATTTCTCCAGAGCTATCAAATGCTAAAACTTTATTGGCTCTATCTGTTGCACCTACAGTAAACTCTGTAGATGTCATTGTGTTTGTTCTTGATAATTTTATTGATCTGTCAAGTTCCTCTTGCACCTGTTGAGTAGTCATGGTTGCACGATCCAAACCCTCTTCATGAGATTCCGCAGGGAATGGATCATTAGCGATATAATCTATCGCTTGAGTTTGCGGAACACCTCTTCTAATAACAACTGTTTCACCAGTTGCAGGAGTATTCCCAGATGTAAATGTAACATTACCACCTGACGCATCTCCAGCACCAGATACTGTGTAGTGCGTGGTTAGAGTTTTGGTTGTTTCAGTTCCTGTAGAGGATCTGATGATTACTTGTAAATCTGTGTCTGCAAAAATCTTGAAGCTATAAGCAAATACTGTTGTGCTTGAATTACCAGAATAGGAATTTTTTACTGTAGTTGAAGATATTGTCATAGTTAATTCTCTATATATTAAATAGTTTCATTACTCAATACCACATTATTAAGGTAATAAAACATTTATTTGATCTGATTCTCCTTCTTTTTTTTTACCTAAAAGCTCATATTTTTGTTTTTGAGCTTTAATTAATGCTTCTTTAACTTCAGGATAATTTTTAATCATTTCAGCATAAGCTGCATCTTTATATGCCTTAAAAACTTTTTTAATTATCATTTCTTTTCCACCATCAAAATCAACATCACCTTCTTGTCTATTTTTATAAAATGTAGAGTTCATTTGATTTAATACTTCTTCTTGAAAAGTTCTACCATTTATTTTTATCTTACCTGTATTTTCCATAAGAAAATCATAAGCTGATTGACCATCTTTTTTAAATTCTGTTAAATCAACAACTCTACTTCTAACTTTTGCTGGTGGTGTAAGTGCTATTCGTAGTCTTGCTATTTCATAAGCTACTGGATTATCTTTTACATCTACTTGTCTACCAACGAGTGATGGTGCTTGAAGAAAAGATGAAAATGATAAAATTCCATCAGCATTAAAATATAAACTACTTACTGTTTTTTCTATTGGTTTTCCTGTAATAATATCTCTTCTAGGTTCTAAATATTTTTCACCTAAACCTGCTTTTTCTAATATTTTATCTATAAAACTTCTTGTTTCAAAAGTGTCTTTTTCAGCTTCTAAAATACCTGGAATACCTTGATTTCTTAAAGATGCGTAAGGTATTAAATTACCAACAACACCACCAAAAAATTGTTCAAATTTTTTTTCTGTAGGATTACCTATTAAAGCCATTGCATCTGTTATACCTCTTAAATAAGTTTTATTAGCTGCATTTCTCATAACTGTCATTATAGCTGCTGTAAGTATTTCTTCTTTTGATTGATCATTTATATTAGCTAAATTTTCTTTTATATCTGCAATAAAACCTAAAACCATAAAACGAGGGTCCATTCTATTATATTGTTTATATGTTATTGTGCCATCATTATTAAGTTGTGCAATAGAATATGGTTGCCAACCATTAGCTAACCAAGTTTTTTTTATTTCAAAATTAGATGGTCCATTACCAGTTATTTTAGGAAATACTTTACCATTTTTATCTACTACATCTTCTGTAGCTAAATGAAAACCATACATTACAACAGCACTTCCTATAAGTTGTCTACCTAAAACTTCTGCTCTAGCTCTTCTATCTCCACTATTCCATTTCATTCTATTTTGTTTAGTAAATAAACCTAATCCAGGTATACGATTAGACATATGTCTCCATAAGTTTGTAGGTGTTCTTATAAAAGGTGCTAAAAATCTAAATATAGGTGCAGCATTTAAAAAAGTTTGTATGTGTGAACCAATGTTTAAATAACTACCACCCATTAAATCATTTGTGTAGGTTGCTTCTCTTGCATATTCAAGAGCATTTTGATTTATTGAACTTTCTTTAATATTTGCAGCACCATTTTTAGTAAAACCATTATCAACAATTTTTTTAATGTTATCTTTTCCTGCTTTTGATTGAATATCTAATCCTCTTTCCATAGTGTTATCTATAGCATTTGTAAAAAGTCTAGCTCTATAGTTTGATTGTTTTAAAAATTCATCACCTGTCATTAATAATCTTGATGGAAATTCTAAAACTTTACCAACCCAATCAATAGCTGTACCAGCAGCACCTTCAACACCAAGATTTGCACCACTAATAGGTCTTATTGCTTTACCATTTACAATTTCTAAATTATCTTGAGTTCTTGAAAGAGGATCAAGAATTGCATCACCTTGTTTTAAAGCAAGTCGTGTCATTTCAACTACTTCACCAAAATGTAACATTAAACCTTTATATTGTGCAAAACCTAATTTAACAGCTCTTGTATCAGCTCTTAAAAGACCACCAGATATTAATTCTAATGGTTTTATTAATGCTTCATAAATACCAGATTTCATATTAATAGCTTGTGTAAATACACCTGATAATAATGAATTAATATAAGCAGAGTTAAATGCTTCTTGTATTCTCATATATTTGCTTTTTGAAACTTTATTAACAACATCTTCTAAAGGAGAATCTTTTATTAATCTAGCCATAGTAGCAGAGTCGCCTTCGAAGTTTTTTATAATATTAACTAATTCTTCTACATTTAAAATTTTACCTTCTGATCTTGCAACTTTTATATTACCAGCTTGAGTAATTCTAGCAGCACCTCTAATTTGATTTTTTAAAGCTACCACAGTATCTCTTACAACTTGACTTTGTAAAGCAACATCTTCTTTTGCTTGTTTAGTCCAATTTTTTGTATTTTTACCAAATTCTTTTACATATTTTTCAGATGTTTCTTTTAATTGAAAAGCTAATTCTTGAAGTATTTTTTTTGATGCAATCATTCTTATAGTTCCTGTTTTAGCTTTTTCACCTTCTTTAGGTAATGATTTTAATATTTCTTTTTTATCTCTTGATAAAATATTTGCTAATTCTTCAGCTTCAGAATTTTTTAAAACATCATTTTCTAAAAAATTTTTAGTAGTTTCATCAAATCTTTCTGCAACATCATCAATAGTTTTTAAGACTTGAGAAGAATTTCGAAGTGATTTTACATTTAATATTTTTTTAATAAAAGATTCTGTTTCTTTTTTAGCTTCTTTTTGACCAATATTTAATTTTTTTAAATATTCTTTCATATTAATAGCTGAATTATTTTCAGCTATTTTTTCATATACTTTTTTTGTTTTTTTACCATTTCTTAAATCATTAATAGCTTCACCTGTTTCTTTATAAATTTTTTCTTTTTTTTCTAAATTTTTAGTTTTTTTTGCTTTTTTAAATCCTTTAATACCAAATAATATTTCAAGCGGTCCACCTATTAACATACCTTCAAGTACGTTTTTTAATCTACCTTCCATTTCGGTATCATCTTCATCTGTAGCTAAATATTGAGTAACTGCATTATTTAATACAGGTGAATCAAACTCAACTAACAAATCTGATAATCTACCTTCATTAGGATCAAATACAGTAAGATCAGAAACACCTCCTGCTGCTAATCCTCTTATACCTGTTTTAATAAATCCTCCTGTAAGACCTACTGCTTTAAAAAATTTACTAGGTCCTATAAAACCAGTTACATATCGAGTAGCTGCTTCTGTCATATTTTCTGCTAATCCTTCAGGTTGATAAAATACAGGAAGATTTCTTAATTCAGAACGATTTTCTGATTTCCATTTACTAGGTGGAATATATTTAGGTATAAAATCTTTAAATGTTACCTTGCCATCTTTATCTCCAAATTCTAATCCACCTAATGAAATTATATTTTCATCTATAAAATCACCAGATTCTTCTAATGCATTAACTACACCTTGAGTTGCTGATAAAGATAAACCACCAAGTGTTTCCCAATAATTAAAATCTTTTTCATCTGGTTCTGTAACTAAACCTGAATTTACAGGTTCTATTTTTTTTATACTTTTTTCATAATTTTCAAAAAAATTTAATGTGTTTTCATTTAATGGTGTGTCTGCCATAATTAATTTTTCTTTCTTTCTTCTAAAATAGGTATATAAACATTAAGAAATGCTCCGACATCAGGTTTACCATTTTTATCAATAAATCCATTAAGTGTTGCTAAACTTTTTAAAGTATTAGGTGCTTCAGGATCTGCATCATATTTTTGTTTTAATGAATAAATTGCATCTGTTTCTCTAGTTACATTAAATTTATTTGATGTAAGATTAAATGCAGTAACTTTTTCAATTTCAATATCTTGATATTTATCTATTATATTCATTCTTAATTCTCTTGCGTACTCTTGTTTTTCAGAGTAGGTAGCATCAGGATTAGAAGATAAATAAGCATCAATTCTTTGATCGTATTCCTGACCAGCTTCAAATGATTTTTCTTTACTAGCTGCTTTATTTAAACTAGCATCAAAAGCATTATAAAATGTAGCTTCTAATATTTTTTTTTGACCTTGAGAATACTCAAAAAAAACATTACCTTGTTGTATTTTTGTAACCTTATCTTCGTGTCTAATACTTTCTCCTAAAACTCTTTCTTTAAGTTCTGCAAAATTTTTTTCAAAAGTTCCTGATACAACTTTATTACCATTATATCTTTTAAAATTTTCTAGTTCATTAACTAATCTAATAGCTTCATCATAATCTGAATTTGGATCACCTTCTACAGCTAAAGAATTTATTTTAGATTCATATGAATTATAAATAGATTTATTAAATTCTTCATTAGATAAAATTGTTTCTCCTTTTAATGATGAATCTAAATTTGCTATTTGTTTTTCAGCATTAGGTAAACCAATAAAAGAATCTGCATCTGTTAACAATAAAACTATGTCAATACCTTCTAGTCTTTTTTTAAGATCATTAGCACCAAGCATATGTTCTTTATTAAATTTTTCTGCTTTATCTTTTAAATCTATTTTATATTTTACTTTTAATATTGGATTATCTGTTGCTTTGTAATTATTTACTCCAATAGCTATTTCATCATTATAAATTTTTGTACTTTCTTTTTCGTATGCTTTAAATGAATTTGTTTTAAGATGATAAATACTTTCAGAATTTTCTAAATCAACACCATTTTTAACCAATGTTTTAACTCTTCTATTTTTAATAGAAGATATTTTTTCATTTACTAAAGGTGTAAAAGTTGTTTTCCAATTATTTATAGCTTCAAATTCTTCAATATTATTTTTTTGTGATTCAATAATTTTATCTGATTCTGCTTTAAGATCTAATAATATTGTTTTTGCAATAAGTTTTTCTTCATTATCTCTTTTTTTTATTGCATAATTAGTTAATTCATTTGCACTTGGTAAAAGACTTGCAGCAATAGTAGATTTAGGTGAAATTTGAATTCCAGTTGTTACACTTCCTATATCTGTGGTAGGTTTTTCTGTTGCTGTAAATGTTGGTATTTTAACCATAATTATCCAAATGCTTTCAATAGACTTGTTCCTGCTTGTGCATAATATCCAAATTCAGTTGCTCTAGCTTGTTGTTTAGCAAGATCACCTGACATACGAACAAAATTTGCTTCTTCTAATTTTCTTGCTTCAGCAACTTTAGAATTATAATTTATAATATCTTTTTGTAATTCAGCTTCTTCAGCGTTTGATCTTAATATTCTTAAACCAGAACCTGATAATTCAGCACCAGATGTTAATATAGCAGTTTTTGTTTCTCCTTGAAATTTAGTAAATTTTTTATCAAATCGTGCTAAATCAAATTCTTTTTGTTGTTGTATTCTTTCAGCTTCTTGTACTTTAACTCTAAAATTTCTTTCAGCTATTGCTTTATTGTATGATCCTACTGCACTTGCTTGTTGTGCTGCCGCTACAGATGTAGCTGCTGAAATAAAAGGTAATGCTGGTGTTACAAATGACATTAAAATATCCTCGCATATCTGTATTGGTCTGAACCATCAAACCCATAGTGTTTCATTAATCCCTCGTTCTCTAATCCTAACCACTTTGCAAATCTTATACCTTTATCAAAGTCTGATCTTACAGCAGTTTGAACTCTTTTAATATTATACTTTCTTGCAACTCTAGCAAAATCTTTCTTGATTGCTTTAGCAACTGCAATAGGATGTTGCCAAACATCTTGTGTTGCAATCACCCAACCTTCTGCGACTTGACCCCAAATCATTTTCATACCAGCAGCAAAGATAGGTTTATTATTTACTAATCCTGTAAAAGCTAAATGGTCTTGCACTAGGTTCATAGCATCTCCATCAAACTGTGCATCCTTATCCATAAGTTTATGATTCATTTGACACGATAATATAAATCTTCCATGTTCTGCTGTGTAAGGTACTATATATAACATATTATCCATCATTTGTAGTTAATCTTGGGTATAACGATAAAATTGTAAAAGGTAAAGGTTGAGTTTGTCTAACAAAGATAAAACCATCTGTTTCATAGTTTCCTCTAAACTCTACCTCTTTGTCTCCTGTAAATGGTGGTATACCTTCATCCATTAAATCAGCAGAACTTCTAAATGGTATTCTTTCCATGTTTGAAAGATCAGGTCCTACTTCTACACCTATTGTTTCAAACATTCTAACTGTTATATCATATATTCTTTTAGTCTTACCTTGTGATGTACCATTCTGTGATCCAGCATTTAATCTCATAGTTTGTAATAAAGATGTATAAGCTAAACCAACTTTAACACTTGTTGAAGAACGATCTAAAGTAATACTACCAGAGCTTACAGTTTTATCTGGGTGCGTTGCACCATTAGCTAATATAGAAACTGTTTGTCCTTCAAGGTGATCTAATCCTGATATTGTTGTAACAGCACTACCACTATAACTTAATGAACTATCTAAAAAATTAAATGATGTATTATCTGTTTGATCAAAATCAAATACATTTAATATTTCTACAAATCTTCTAGTTGCACCATTGATTGTTCTTTTAACAATTACATAAACTTGATATTCAGTATCGTCAGTTGGAATCACAGCAACACTTTCACATACTGCTTTACCTTCATTAGTTTTAGCTAATCGAGTAGCATCATCTAAAGATGTAACAGTTAAAAATCCTGTAGACAATGGTGATGTCTCTGTAATCGTAACTACATTGCTACTAACTGTTGCTGTAAAATCAGAGTCAGCATCTATTAATGTTTTTAAGTTTGTTGCTGTTTGGTTGTTACTAGATGTAGTATGAAACTTACCAGTTGTGGAAGATGTAGCGGATGTAAAAGTTGTAGTTGTACCATCTGCTTTTGTTAAAACTATTCTTGTACCATTTGCAATATTTGCAAAGTCAGTAACTGTAACTGTTGCATTACCAAATCTACCACCAAAAATATGTCTGTGCCAAGCAGTTACTTGTTGTTCTCTTTGATAAGTTAATCCTACTAACTCACCATCACCTCTTACTGCATAAACAATTTGATTAGGTTCTTGTTGATATGCGATCTGTGTTAGACCCCCTTCACTAATATGTTCAGCAAGGATAGTCATGTCAGGTGCAATGTAACCATCAACATCAAAATTGTATGCTAGTTCTCTAATTTTTCTTTTAGCTCTTTGTAAAAATAAAGTTGCGTTACCTACAGCTATAGCATCTACATTTGCCGAGCCATGGTTAGATTGTTTTTTAATTAATATATTTGTAGGTGTAACTGCACTATCTGTACCACCACCACTTACTGTAAATTCACCACCTGCTGTACCAATAATTAAAGTTCTAGTTGCTGTCATAAATCTGATAGCATTAACTTGGTTAGATGCGATTGTATAAATGATTGCATCATCATCAGCTACAGTACCACCTATGTTTGCATCCATGTTTTCATAATCACCTGATCTTGAAAAAAATATTGTTTGTGGTTGGTTAGTTGTTCCTGCAAATACTAATCGTTGTTCAAAAAAAGTTACACTTGAAGGATGACCTGTGGTGTCAGAGAAAGCTCCTAGTTGCCAGTTAGCTGTAGCACTTGCACCAGACAAAGCTGTAATAATTGTTATAACTGCATTAGTAGTATCTGTTACTCCAGTTATCTTTGCATAACCTCCACTTAAAAAAACAAATCTACCAACATCTGTTGCAAGAAAACCACTACCACCATTAATACCAGTAACCGCAGAAGCAACTAAAGCTATACCTGTACCTACTGCTGATTGACCAGGATTTAAAGTTGTGTCTGTTGTGTTAGCATCTTGCATTGGTCCTTTAGTAAAATCAACATCTGTTAATGTCCAAGAAGTATGACCAGTACGAGATAATTTTTCTACTTCGTGTTCTGGATGTGTGATGTACATAACATCAGCACTCTGTGCAAATTTTAAATCAAAAAGTTGTGCAGTAGTATAAGGTGTTGCTATTTCAAAAACTTTATTAGATACACCACCAGAAGTATAAGTAGTAAATGATGAACTATTTATATCAACACCATCTTTATCTTGTAGTTCAAATGTATTGGTAGTTTTATCTGCAACTAAAAATCTTTTACCATTAACTTCTGTCATACCACCAACACTACTAATTAATACTTCATCACCATTTTCATAACCATGTGATGTAGCAGTTACTACAGCAGGATTAGCTTTTGTAATTGCAGATATAGTTTTGTCTCCTTCTAATACAGCACCACTATCTTTGTATACTCTCATTTTTAAATTAGAGAACTCCAACATATAAGTTTGTGTTGTTGAAAATTCAAAAGGTATTAATCTTGTTTTATTTGCACTGTTAGCAACTTCTGCTAAAAATGTAGAACCTGGTCTACGAGCTGCACTACCATGTGGGTAGATAACTAAATTTTCTAATGTTGAGCAACCAGATGTATATTTAGTTAGATCAGTTCTTCCATCTAATCTTGGCGATAGTTCACCACCTGTAAAGTTTGTAAGTTCGACAGCAACCCTAGCCATTTATTAAAACCTTGAGTTTATAAATGTACTTGCATCTATTTGATCTGACATACCTAAATCTTGATCTAGGTTTTGACCTTCAGTTGAATCTACAAATCTAGCATCTTTTAATTTATCTTGAAATAAATTATACATATTAGTTGCTGTTTGATTATTTGATGTAACTGCAAAAGCAATGTCTGCACCTAAAGCAGCAGATAAAGTTTCTCTTAATGACTCATCATATTCATTAGGATCTGTAACTCTACCAATATATAATATTTTCATACTAGATGTATTGCTTAATATTTTTCTACCTTCTACTTTGTAGTTAGAATCATAATCTAATATTCGAAGTAATCTTAAACAATCTGCTGGTAGTGTATATGCAAACTTAAAACCCCATGCAGGAGCATCTGTGTCTGCTGCTAGTTCAACTCTTTTCTGTAAACAGTTCCAAGGATGTGATCTAAATACTGCATCTCTTACTTGAGTGTATCTTTGATTACAAAGTCTAGCATTTTTTGAATCTTCTGTAAGTGAAAGGATAGTTGTTGCACCTAGTTGATTTAATGATCCATTACAAATTTCTACTACTGATGCCATATTATTTCCTTATAATATACTTTCGCCTTATCTGTCTATCTTTTTCTAAAGCGAATAT